GGGCGATAGAGCCGCACAACCAGCGCCTGCCGCCCCCAAAGCAGGGAGGAGGGCCAGGGCTGCTGTTGTGTACGGCGGCTGCCATGCCGGGGTACACGACTGAATGAAAACGAAAATCAAATGGAGAACAAACACCATGACCACTACAGAACAGATCGCACGTAAATTCCTCGCCAAACTGGAGGAAGATTCCTACGACATTTACAATTTCGAAATGGCCTACAAAGTCACCAACGACACTTGGTCTTGCTTCATCTCTGGCGACGACACTCTCACCGGAGAATACTTCAGCGAAGTCTTCAGGGCCGAGACAAAAGCAGCGGCACTGATGTCGGTAGAGAAATGGTTCGAAGATAAAGGCAACGCAGAGAAGCGTGAGCTGGCAGCAATGGCCACGGCTGTCGCAAAGGTTTCCGCTCTGGGCACAAAAGCAACCAGCGCAGCAGCCAAATCATTTGCCGCATCATTCGTTGCGCAACTGTCTGAACTTACCAACCTCATCTCGGGAGAATCCAAATGACCTACATTAACCACGACGACTTCGACTTCGAAGTAAAGTCCCGCCCCATCTTCAACTCAAAGGGCGAGGAGATCGACGGCTACCAATCCATTGAGCGGATTGACAATGGCGTATCTCTCGGCATTCACAAGAGCAGGTACAAACTGGTGCCGTACTCCGACATCGTCGAGTCAACACTGGATGCAGTCAAAGCATCCAATGTCTCGAAGGACTACAGCCTCAAGACAATGGTGACAGACGGCGGCGCAAAGTTGCGGGGTGAGATTCTGTTTAATGATCTCGTCACTGAACCTGCGGTCGGAGACTATGTAAAATTCCGGATCAGTTTCTTCTCCAGCTATGACGGATCGTGGGCGTTTGAGTTGAGCGCCGATGCTCTCAGACTCTGGTGTACAAACGGATGCGCCACGGCACACGCAGCAGCGCGAACAAAGATGCGGCACATGTCCAGCCTTAGCGTTGAGGCAGCCACTTCGAAGATCAACCTTGCGCTGGACAACTTCATGAACCAGCCAGAGCTATGGAACAGGTGGCGGAAGGAAGCGATTGATACAAAGACTGCTGAGAAATTCCTCGGCAATACCATAGCAAAGCTTCCGTCGCACATCACATCAAAGTCCAAGGTCAACGAGACTCAACTGGAAAAGCTCATGGTTCAGTGGGGCCGCGAACACCGGGAGCTTGGCCAGAACAAGTGGGCTCTCTACAACACCATGACTTACTGGTCCTCGCACACCGAAGGGTATTCCAACCCCGAGGTCACGCGCCGCAACCGCGAGCTTGACGTAATCAACGCAATCAAATCCAAAGATTGGGAGGAACTATGACACCCGAATGGATCGCAGATAACCTGTCCGAATTTCTTGGCTGGCCATCCGACGTACTGGAATTGGCAGACCGGATAGAAAAAATCTCACCCGGATTCGACAAGGAAAAGTTTGTACTAAGGGCCATAAACAAATGGGAAGAAGTACATCCGATTGACATCCACGAAGAGGGCTGCGAAGATGCAGCATGGATAGTTATCTGACGCAACTCAAACAAAAGGCAGAGGCATTCAATGTGCCTCTGCTAAAAGCCTTCAAGCATGCAGACATTCCGACTTCAACCTACTACAGGAACATCAATGAGGTTGTTGAAATGTCTCACAGAACTGCGGTCAAGGTAAGCATGGCAATAGATTACCTCGCCCTCAAGGAGCGCACGAGAGAGATGGCGCTGCTGGTGCGTAACCGCCGAACAGCAAGGAAGCTTGCTGACGAATGAAAACGAAAAAAAAATGGAAGCACACGTCAGCAGAGTGTGACGCATGTCTATCCAACAGTGAACTATTCGTCTGCATTCTCAAGCAAAGCGGCAAAGGACATTGGGTCATCTGTATAGATTGCTACTACGAGGATTCATGGCAAACAAAAATAAGAACAAAGGAACCTATCACGAAAAGAAAGTCACAAGCTGGCTTCAAGAAATTGGGATCAAGGCAAAGCGCCAGCCACTCTCGGGCAGCTTGGGAGGAGAGTATACTGGGGACATCAAGCTCGAACTCTTCGGAATGGAGTTGATCGGTGAAGTCAAGTACCGGGACAAGAGCAACTTCCCTTCACCGTTCTCAGTCCTTGAAGGAAGGGACATAGCTTTCTTCAAAAGAAAGCAAGGAGAACCGAAGATCGTTGTCGTAATGGACAGCGCAACATTCCAAAAACTAACGGAGAACAACAATGGAAGTAAGCCTTCTAAATAAATTCAATGAGTGGGATCAAAAGAATCCCGAAGTGTACGACCTGTTCATAAAGTTCACACTCCAAGCAATGAGAGCAGGGCACAAGCATCTGTCTGCTTGGATGATTGTGAACAGGATCAGATGGGAAACATCTATCGTAACAAAAGGCGACGACTTCAAGATCAGCAATGATTTCATTGCACTGTACGCCAGAAAGTTTATGGCCGAACACCCTGAACACAAAGGATTCTTTCGCCTAAGACCAATGAAGAGGGCGTAATGTCCTTTCAACATATGGCTTGGGCCATGAGGGTAAAGGTTAATGACCCCTTGGCGAAGCTCGTTCTTGCCGTTCTTGCAGACCGAGCAGACAAAGACACAGGGCAATGCTGGCCAAGCCTTGCCCGAATCTCTGAAGACACAGAGATGAGCCCGAGAACTGTGATGAGAAAGCTGGCCTATCTGGAAGACAGCGGGCTTATCACAAGAACCCAACGCGACAAGCAGTCTACGCTCTACACCATAGGCCACACTGACCTAGGGGGTACGGCCACAGTGACCCATGGGTTAGGTCACAGTGACCTAGGGGGTAGGGTCACAGTGACCCACGAACCTATAAGTAAGAACCTACCAGAGAACATAGATACTATTACTAACTCTCTGTTCGAAGATTTCTGGGCGCTCTACCCGAAGCGTGTTGGCAAAGGCCAAGCCAGAAAAGCATTCGCCTCTGCAATCAAGAAGGCTACGTGGGAAGAGCTGAGAGCGGGGCTACAGGCTTATGTCGATAGTCAGGTAGGGGTGGACCCCAAGTTCATAAGACACCCCTCTACGTGGCTCTCAGGCGAGGGCTGGCTTGACGAGATAACAACATCAGGATGGGGAGACTTGAATGAACTATGAACAACGCATCGCAATCATCAAGGACTGGTTCAAGTCTGACATTGCAACGCGCTTCACTGTGCCGTCTGGAGTGGACCCAAAGGTGATGGCATCTGACTGCATAGAAATACTGAACAGCTGCATCCCGCCAGTAAAAGACATCGAAAGATTGAAGTACATCCTGACGGAAACGCAGAAGCTCTTGGTCAGGACATCGCGAACACGAACCATCCCAATTGCGAAAGACTTCTCAACAGCAGCGACCGAAGTAATCAAGCGGCTGGAACCAGACCAAGTCAATACTTCTCTGCACAAGCTAGACCCACTAGCAATCGCAGCGAAAAGAATCAAAGCACGAGAACCAGTGGGTGAATCTTATCTGAAAGGAGAACTTCTCAAAGTATTGCTTGGAACAAAACTTGTATCCGAGCTTGACATCGCTGCGTATAAGCAGCACAATGAAGAAAAAAACCAACCATTCTAAGGAGAACACCATGGAAAGAGTCGGCTTCATAGGTGGAAGCGACTGCGTAAAGATCATGCAGGGAAACTGGTATGATCTATGGCAAGTAAAGACAGAGCGCCAGCCACCAGAAGACTTGAGCGACAACATTGCCGTTCAGCTTGGAATCCATACAGAAGGTTTCAACGTCAACTGGTTTGAGGAACATACCGGAATAGAAGTAACTGACAGACAACTGGTCCTGCAAAAAACAATCGACGGGGTTCCAGCCAAAGGCGCAATCGACGGGAAGTGCGAGGGAAAAAGAATATTCGAAGCCAAGCACACCAACGCATACAACAACATGGAGAAGATAATCTCCTACTACATGCCGCAGATACAGCTTTACTGTCACCTCGCAAACGCAGAAGGCGCATACCTTTCCGCCATCTTTGGCAACAGCGCATGGGAGACATCACTTGTCCAGTACGACGAAAGCTATTTCAATTCTATGTGGACGGTGGTGTCAGATTTCTGGAACTACGTTGCTCTCGACAGGGAGCCACCTCTATCTGTTGAAATCGAGCAGCCTTCAATCGACGCGATACCGGTGGACGAAATGGTGCGAAGAGATGCCTCAAAGGACAACGCATTCATCGACGCGGCAAACACTTACATCGAACACGAAGCTTACTCTCGTGTATTCGAGGGAGCAAAGAAAGACCTGAAAGCAATGGTCGCCCCGAATGAACGGGAAGTATATTGCGACATCTTGAGCATCAAACGCGACAAGCGTGGGGCGCTCAGGATAAACACAAAGGGAGAATGACATGGCAAGTGCAATCGAAGACTTGATTAATGCGCAGAAGCAAACTGCTCCGCTAATCAAGAACGCAATCAACCCTCACTTCCGCAGCAAGTATGCGGACCTCGGCGCAGTTCTTGAAGCGTCTCTGGATGCCTTCCACTCAAACAACTTTGCCGTGACTCAATACAACAACTCGGATGAATACGGACAGTATGTCGCCACAAGACTGGCGCATACAAGCGGAGAAGTCTTTGAGTCAAAGGTGTACTTGGTGCTGTCAAAGAATGACATGCAGGGACTCGGCAGCGCGATCACATATGCGCGTAGATACGGGCTTCTGGGCATGGCAGGACTGGCAGCAGAAGACGATGACGGCAACGACGCCGTGAAGCAGCGTGGCCAACACATCGCAAGAACACAATCACACGAAGAGTTCTGAAAGGAGAACCAATGGACTACGACGACACAAACAAAGGGGCTGCGTTCAAGCCCTTCGACAAACAGAAACTTATTCTCAGCGGGAAGCTGAACAATAGCGGAGAGGATCACGACATCGTTCTGGTATCAAACGAATCCCGCAACGGAGAAAAGTTGATCGGCATCTATACCCGAGTAGGTACGCTGTTCACAAACGACAAGAAGGGGAACGAATCTGCGCCAGACTACACCGGCCCATTGGGTGAACGGCGCATCGCCGGTTGGAAAAAGACAAGCGAAGGTGGAGCCCCGTTCTTGTCACTGTCAGTAAGCGACAAGTTCCGCAGCGAACAGATTGACGACGACATCCCACCGTTCTAAAAGGGGGGTGTTCTCCCGTGCTCGGTTGGCACGATCAAACTAGGGCGGGTCGTTTGATCCGCCCGCCTTTCTCAAGAAGGAGAACGAAATGATTGAGAAAAACATCCCGATACCAACACCACTTTCCAGATCAAAGTATCCACTTGCCTTCATGGAAGTCGGAGACAGCATCCGCGTTGAGTGTTCCGAATACAAGAAGCTGTCTGCCGCGTTGTACAACTGCAAGAAAGTAACCGGCAAGAACTTCATGATAAGAACACAGTACACCAAGAATGGAGAGAAGGATCATCTCCGGGCGTGGAGGACAGCATGACATTGCTCATGGATAAAATGGACAGAGCCTCGGAGCTTGTGCACGAGCGGGCGAAAGTCTACGGCCATCCGGCAAAAGCCTTTGAGAGATTGTCTTACATGACGCAACCACTCAAGGAATGCCAAGACCCGGAGCTGCGACACGCAATGTACATGATCTGCGTGAAGATGAGCCGGATCATAGAGACGCCAACGGACCATGATTCATGGCTGGATATTGTTGGCTATGCAAGAATCGCAGCAATGATAATAGATAGGAAGCAGACTTGAGCAATGAAGCTTCCATCAATGAAAAGAAAATTCGAAACCAAATTCGGAAATGTCTCAGACGTATTCAAAAATACGGAAACAGACTTCATGTACTTCGTCTTTCTTGAGGCGGAAAAGTACGAAACAATTTCCGAATGGCTAAGGGAGATAGCCATTGAAAGCTACTACAGAAACTTCACTAATCCTCTCGGACGAGGAAGAAAAAGCAATAATGAAAATGGCTGAAGAGCTTGCGAGCGTCGAACAAGACGAGCTCTCTGTCCTCACAATCAAGGAATCAAACGTAGCGCTAGCCGCAGGAATTGCGCTGATGCTCGGCCTTGCTGCGCTAAAGGAGAACAGCGATGCATCTGCTAGATAGCATAATGAAATCACAACCAATACTTACCAATGATGAGATCAAGGGATTGCGCAGTCTGGCGACAGCGCTGCCAGCAGCGGACAACGGAGGCACCTTGGACATCGGCGATCAAGGCTTCGCGACCGCACTAGCAATCGTGATCCTCGCTGGTCTGGAGGCGCTGAATGCGGGGTAGGCAAAACGGCAACCGCGCGCGGATAGACGTGATGCGGAACCGTGGCTTATCGGTCAGGCAGATCGCAGAGCAGCTAGGCATATCCACGAACACAGTGCATGTGCATCTTCACCATATCAGGAAACGCTCGTCAGTACCCCCAGTTCAGGCGAGTGCCAGCGGCGGCGGATACCAAGCAACGAAGCCGCCGCTGGACTAAGTCAGCCCGACCTTGCAACCTGCATCCAAGACGCTTATCAGACTCTGCCCTGTCACTACAGACCTATCGCCGCCGTCCTCTGCCAGTGCTTCTGCATGGAGTGTCCGGAGCGCGGCAGTCGCATCGCAGATTGCCTTACCGCTTCCCGCGCTTACGCAGCCACTCACGAGCAGCAGAGGGAGACAGGTCGCGAGGCGCTTCATCCATCCGCTCTCTGGTCTCACGATACTCGCGCTCATCTTTCAGTTCCTCTCTGCGCTTCTGGTCAGCTCTGCCCTTAAAGAACGCCCCGACGATAGCGAGGACGATAGCCCCTGCTGCCACCAGATACAGCTTCGCCTTTCCGAACAGCAGCCCGATCATTTCAAACTCCAGCCGCCAACTTCTTGATCCGCTCGCGCATAATCCACGCCACCCCGGCCAGAGCGATAAATCCGAGGACGATAACGACAATCTGCGCCGTGCTGTCCAGCGATCCAACAGCAGTTGCCACACCACCAACGCCGCTCACAGCAGTCACGGCAGCGGCTTGCATGGTCGTGCTGGTCATGGCGGTCTTGTTCTTGGTCGGCTGTCTGTTAAACCAACGAGCCACACGGAAGCCGGGACATGCTTTGGCGGCGTACTCGTTGTGACCAGTTACCTTGTTGATCGTCGGGTGGTCAGCCTGCAACTGGCGGATCAGGTCACGCAGCGCACGATCCTGTGCGCCTGTGAAGTGGTCGAAGAAGTCGTCGTTGACAGACGACCCATGCCCACCGATCAGGCAAATGCCGATGGTCCCTGTATTGTGGTCCTTGACGTGAGCGCCGACTTTATCCAGCGGCCGGCCTCTTTCGAACACGCCAGTCCTGTCGATGACGTAGTGGTATCCGATACCGCTCCACCCACGATCCTTGTGCCACCGATCAATCTCGGCAACCTTGTCACCGATAGGCTTGTCCTTCATCCAGTCCGGTGATGTGGCCGAGCAGTGGATGATGATTTCATTCAGAGGTCGCATTCAATTTCTCCATCAATTTCTCTGGCCCGACATGCCACGTCAGCATATTGCCTTCATAAACGCAAAGGCCCGGTTGAAGTCATAGAACGGCGTCACCCGGTCGTGACTGGTCAGAGCTTGGGATGGATCGCAGACGCACCACACGCAAGGCGGGGTAGGTTCCGACATGAACCCCCTGTCGTTGGCGTAGTTGTCCAGAAGCTTGTAACTGGAAACCTGCACGAGGTGCTGCACCCGCCCGTCATGCGCCCGGACGTGGCGGCGGTTCTCACCCTGATGGATATGCGCCCCGGCAATAATGTCTGCGTCCGTTTGACTGTGGAGCGCGGCCTTTTTCAGCGCGTGGGCGGCGGAATACATGGAATTGCCGCGCCAAATGTGCCGCGCCGCGATGCTGATTGGAACGTCTGCCCCCGTTTTTATTTCGAGATGCATCCCCGAACGGCGGTAAATCACGCCGTTGTCCTCACAGATTAGTTGCAGCGGGTCGATTGGTGCGCTGGTGAACTGGTCGTGATTCCCGGTGACAAGTGCCAGAAGGCCGGATTGGTTTTGCATCATATAGTGGTAGACTTCCCAAACTTCAGATGGATCGGTCGGGTTGTCCTTCCACAAATGCCCCATTGCGCGAGGCCAGTTGTCAAATTCGTCGCCCAGAAACACGCCGAACACGCGGTCATTCGAGCCGATCCGCTCCCAATCTTGTAGAAGCGCCTCGATGTCGCATCCGGGGTTGTCCATGTGCTTGTCGCCGAAAAGGCCGATGATGAACGGGCCGGGGCCGATGTAGACGCTATCCGTGCGTCGCCAGTCGCCTTTTGCACGCTTGCTCTGGTGCGCCCGAATCAAGGCGGCACTGGCGCTGTGGAATTTCTCGGCGCTGGGCTGGTTCGGCGCGTTCATTTCTTCGTCGGTCAACACTCCGTCAGCGTAAGCGGTGTTGATGACGTGTTGCATCGTCTGGCGGGCGATGCCGAGTTGCTTCGCCGCTGCACTGACGTTGTAACCGCTGGCACGGTATATTTCGATCCTGTTGGCTTGATCGACCCTGTTGATAGATGACATCAGCCGTCAACCCCTTGCGGCGTCCGGGCGCGGGTAGTCCAGCCCTCACCGGATGCAACCGGGCAGTGCTGGCCGTTTGGCTGGATGATAACCGCCGTCCATGTGCCTTCCGGCGAGGTCCAGATTTCCAAGAGCGTGCCGTTGGCCGCGATTCCAATGCCGGTCGGGCTTTCCCTGTATCGCAAAAGAACCTCGGCAACACGTTCGCGCGTGTAGCATTCCGCTGGCAGGGAGATGCGGCCGTTGCCCACCTCGTAAGTCATCAGCGCGTCTGTCGGCAAAGTCAAAGTACGACCGAGCGTGACCTGCCCGTCCGCGACATAGAGCGTGTGAAGCTGGATCAGCGCCTTTGTCGGCAATAGAGAGGCTGCCACGAGGATCATGCCGACAGCGATTGCAAGGACGAGGAGATTACTGACCAACTTCATCCTTTTAACAGCTCAGCGAGCATACCTTTAAATGCAAAGTATCCACCCGACACCGCAGCAAGCCAGATCGCCACATTGCGGACGACAGAAACCGCCCATTGCCGACGCTTGTCAGCCACCATCAAGTCGCGCAGATGCTCAAGTTCGTCATCGGAGAGCGGAGGCTTTGTCACAACAGGTCCTCGTAGATTCTGATGCTGATGTAGCCGGTGTTGGGGAAGGTCTCTATCGACGCATCGGCGTAGGTCACTTCGAATTCACCGCGAAACCCCCCGGCGACATCAGTGTCTGCGGCAACCCAATCATACCTGACTTGACCGGCAGCAGCCGACACAATCGTGGCGACCGCATCGACGACCGTATCGCCGTCAGCGTCAAGCATGTGGAACCGTACCGAGGCCCCGGTAATATCAATCGCGTTTCCGTCCGCGTCCTGACAGGTGCCAGCGATAGCGGGCGAAGTGTCATTACGTTTGATCTTGAAGCTAGCCATCGTTCTCTCCGTCGCTGTCACCAATAAAATACAACGCGCTGTCGTCCAAAGCAAACTTGTTCCCCTGCCTGCCGGGGGAGAAGATGTTGCCACTGGAGACCATGACAATCTGGTTACTGCTGTTGTCGTCGAAGGCAACCATCGTCCGCCATGCCGACAGGTCAGCACCGCTCGCTTCGAACGCCGGGAACGTGGAGTTGCCGTTGGCGTAGCGGTAGATGAGGTTGGTCCCAAATGCCGCAAACGCAGGGAACGTCGGGTTGCCCGTGACAGTCTTGATGGTGACTGCATCGGTAGACGCCACCGTGAACGCCGGGAACGTGGGATTGCCCGTAACAGTCTTGATAGTGACGGCGTCTGTGGAGGCAGCAGAAAACTCAGGGAAGCTGAGTGCGCTACTAGCCTTGCGGATAAACTCAACACCACCGACAAAGTCGAACGCTGGGAAGCTAGGGGCGCCGGTAACCGTCTTGATGATAATGGCGTCAGTGGATGCCGCGCTGAACTCTGGGAATGTAAGAGCGGCAGAGGTGGTCTTCGCTGGAACCTTGGCGGTGCCGCTAAAGTCGAAGACCGGAAAGACAACCGCACTTTCGCTAAGTACCGCCTGAGAGGCGACACCCGTCCCGCCTGCTAGGGGGACACTTGCGAGAGGTCGGTTACCAAACACTCACTAACCTTCCTGTCATGGGTAGCCGTTGGCAGCCAGCCACATCGCATCGACCTGCTCGTCCGTTAAACCAACGGCAGAAGCGAGAGACGCGACGAGGGGGTCATCTCGGTGGTAGGAGGCGGCGTATTCCATCCGAACCTCGGCACTAGCCCGTGCTACCGTGTCAGGTATGGCTTGTATTGCGGTCCTGACGGCAGCGTCCAACCCATTAACCCGAATCGCTGTATGGAACTGGGTAGGGGACAGAACGTAGTCGGAGGCTTTGGGCGGCGGGATGTCTTCGAGATCGTGGAGCTGTTTCCAGACATCGTCGATCTTCCGGAAGCCAGTCGATACAATCCTCTTGCCGTCAGGAACAGGATCGGCAGACTCTGCGAACGCTGCGCCATAAGGAGCGATCATCTCGTTCGTGAGCATCTCCGGGAACGACACATTCGGGTTTGCCCTGCGGAAGTCCCGCTCGGAAATTCTTCGTGGCGTTGTGCCAAGGTCAGTTATCAGGATCATTTTTCAACTCCGGTTAGGCTTAATTCCCTCGATATGTTATGCCGATGGCCCGCTGCTCGTTTTGGTTAGACGACCAGTCGAAGTACATGGCTCTCGGTGTCGCCGTCGCCAGCCCGCCGGAGTAGGCTGTTTCCATCGTCCAGTTTATCGTGGTTTGTGAATCTTGGTGTACGAACCCGGTTGTTGAAACGAGATATTCGTCGGGACCATGCCACGCAAAGCCAAGTGCATGTCCCGATGGCCCTATGACGTTACAGTTAACGATTGATGGGTCGCCATTTATAACCGTGGCAGAAGCAGTGGGCGTGGTTGATGCCAGATCATACAAGCCAATGGCGGATATGGCGAGGCGCGTCCATGTTCCCGTGACCGCAATCGTTCCGCTCTCACCAGTCGGGACTGTCGCTGCCCAGACGGACATACCATACCAAACCCCAGTTATTTCTGCGCGCTTGGTGGCAGAAACGCCTCCAATTGTGACGGCTGCAATCGTTGATGAACCGGTGCGGTCAATCCCGCAGCCGACAACAATCAGCCTTCCGCTGTCTGCTGTGCCAAAGTTCACGTTGGTGAAGCTGTGGGGCGAACTGCTGCCGTTGTAAGACTGACTGTCAAGGAAGCCAGAAGTCAGGACGACGCCCCCTTGCCCACCAGCCCCTATAAGTTTACGCGCCAGCATCAGGTGCCATCCCCCACCAGTGCGCCGTAGAGAGTCGTGGATACCTTCCACAGAACCACGACAGTATAACCACTGGTTGCAAGTGTCGGGGCCGCGCCTGCGTTGTTGACCCAAGTCATCGTTGGCCATGTGATCGTGTAGGCCGTGCCATCGTTAACCATCAGAGTGATAGACTCGCCAGCCGAAAGGCTATCCGTTGGCGTCGAGTTGCCGGATAGTGTCCAAGTCTGAATTGACCCGTTGTCAGGATCAAGTGCAGGCGTCGTTCCGCTGAGAGCATAGACGTCCTCAAGTATCGTCCCGGTCATCGTCGGACTTGAAATTGCCGGGGCTGTCAGGGTCTTATTGGTCAGCGTCTGGGTTGCAGTGTTGGTTGTAACCTCTACGCCTTCGACCGCAATGACGCCTGCGCCCGTGCGAGTGATGGTCGTGTCCGAGGCGTGGCCGACATTCACACCGGCAAACTGAGGGCTGTCACTCGTTGCCACGCCTTGGTCGAGAGCCTTGACTGCCGTGATGTTTGTAAGCTCACTGTCCATCAACGCACCGGCAGCGGTCACGTTGGTGGTGTCGGTAACATCTGCGCCGGCCTCAATACCATCCAACTTGGTCTTGTCGCCGTCAACGAACGCGCCTTCCGAGGGCGCTGGTTGAATGCCCGCTTCGGCCAGCGTGTTGTTGATCCACGCAGAGCCGTTCCATTTCAGGATTTCCCCGCTGGCGTTTGCGGTGATGGTGACGTTGGCGAGGTCGTCGAGGTCAATGGAACCAGTGTAGTAGGTCAAGCTGGTCCATGCCGTAGCGCCGTCGCCAACCTTGAACTTGCCGGTGTCGGTCTCGAACCCCAACTCCCCGATGGCAAGCGTCGGGTTGACGCTGGTCCAATCAGCCGCCACGTCCCTGCGAAGCTGAATAATGTCAGCCATTGGCGTCACCTCCGTCGATCTTCTGCGCGGCTAGATAGACGCTGTCAGCAGCCCCGCCGTCCACATTGTTGATAATGTCCTCTTTGGCAGCGTCACAGAACACTGACGCAGAAGACGTGAGACTCAGGAGCGATCCGCTGGAACTCTCAACCAGCGTCCTGCCCGTCAGTGCAGGCCCCGTTGTACTGTACGTCGCAGAGCCGATTTCCCAAGAGGTGCCATCCTCCACAACGTACCGGACATTCATGCCATTTGTAGCCCCTGCATCCGCGAAGGTCTGGTAGTTGGTGACAGCGGCGTTGAGCGTGATGTCTCCCGTGCCGGGAGTCCCGCTGACCGTCATCCTTGCGCGGTTCAGAAGCTGCGGCATCAGAGCGATCCGGTTGGCATGGTCGCCGTGAGGCTGGTGATGGATACGGTATCTGTAGCACCGACGGTTGTCGTGGACATTTCAATGTCTCCGCCGCCGCCGGTCGCCGTCACCGTGCCCCGAAAGACCGGAGCGGCAGAGCCGTTGAAGATGGTGAAGTGTGTCACCGTTCCGCCTGCGGCACTAGTATCGTCTGTCGTGCTGTTTGCAGTTGCCACCCCTGTTGACGCCGCCCCGAATGCTGTTGCGCCGAAGGTAACAGTTGCAACCTCGTTGGTTCCCGCAACAGAACTGTCGGCACTTTTGAACTCAAGAGTACCGGCTCCGCCAACATCAATCAGATCGACGATGGCATCGCAGGCCGCGTTCCGCGCTATCGTTTCAAGTACAATGCCCATCAGCTTTCCTTTCGCTTCGGCACAGGCAGACCAAGTTTGGCCCGCTCTTCTTCGGTCAACATCAACTGGATTTCAGGGGGCAGGTTGCGAGGATCACCGTCGATCTTCGGGTTACCGTCCTTGTCCCTGACCAGTGCTACTCCTTTGTACATTACATTCTTCCTTTTAGTATTTGGAAAAGCCTCTGGCAATCGCGCTCATGTCTTGCCGCCAAAACCAGAGATTGTTACCGGGCATACTCCTCATGACTTGCGCCCCGCCTTTTCCGACTTCTCCAGACAAGGCGTTTGCAATTCCCTCTCCAAGATTAAATGCCCAACTTGGGCCAGCGCCTGCGAACCCGAGAAAGGCATCTGTAATGCTCTCGTCCTGAGGGAACTTCGGGTTGATTATTCCGCCAGTAATATTGGGGCCGCCGAGAGCAAGGTTAGTTTGCATCCCCGTATAAAACATGTCCGTGTAGAGCGCAGCTATCCCGCTTTGGTCAATCGAGCGGGCAACCTTGTCCTGAAACTCCATGCTCTCCCAAGCGCGAGAACTCATCTTCAGTTTCAATGTCATGTACGAAAGGCCAAGCATGGTACTGACAGCAAGAGCCCTATTCCTGATTTGACCCTGCGCAAAAGCGCCGACCGTCTTATTCAGGTTCGCGAAAGAAAAAGTCATGAAGGTAAATGGCAGCGCAAGAGGGGCGTATTCGATTCTGGAATATCCCGGAACGGTAAGGGACTCTTTCATGCCGAACCGCCTGCCAATGCGATAGGGAACATAGTAAACGCCAGACATCAGAATCGGCTTATCCGCAGCGGTTGCGTGCATGATTGTGTTGGAAAGGCCAGAGTTCAAGGCAATGCGAAACCTTCTTACCAAATCAGGGTCAGTCCAGTTTTCCGTATTGCCAATGTACAGGCCGTCCTTGTTTCTCTGGAACGGCTGAGTAGCAATCAATCTTGCGTCATTTTCAGAGATGCCATAGCCAAGCAGCCAGACTCTATCCTGATCTGAAATCGTTCCATCAGCAAATTTCAAAGATCGCTCAATAATGGAGTGAACTTCAGCAAGCCCGCCTATCTGTTTGTATAGAGCAGTCAATGGGTTCAGAAGGTTTAGGGTGTGGAAAGCATCCCGCATGGTATTCAGCTTGCCAGAATTAAACAGGCTGTTACCCATATCCTCTACGAAGCGGGTATAAGCCGACCCATTAACCACTTCCATGATTGAGGCAGAGAGCCTCAATTCTTTCTTCGCAGCTTTCCCGACCATAGATTTGTCAGCCATCGTCTTTACCGCTCTGACAATTGTGTCCAGATCATGAGCGGCAACAATTCGTCCGGCGTCCGGGATAGAAGAAAGACCAAAGCTTCCGCCCCATGCAAAGGTGGCTCCATCACGAAGGAATTGCGCCATCTTCATCGACATCGCATCAGGGTGCTGAATCATAACCCCCGCAACAGAATCGTACAGGTGGCGATAGTCGCGCCAGAATTCATTGAATTTTTCCAGACTGATGTTCTCGTTAGCGGAGACGATCTCCATGTCTACGCGCATGTCATCAATCTCTTTGCCAAACTTCCTGATATAAGCGGCGCGAGGATCGACCCGAACTTGATACGCATTCATGACCTGAAGCGGATTTGTCTCAATAAAGTCAGCGACGAGAGAGTTTGGAATGTTCAAGTCACGGGAGCGAAAGTGTTTGGACCTGCCAAAGTAAACATTCGAAACATCGACCGGCTCTTTGCCAGCGAGGATCAAATCGTCAACAACTTCTTTCACCCTGTCATCAAGGGCTGCGCCAAGGCTTAGGGGGGTAACCTCCCACTCTCCCTTTCTAGCATTGAACTTCGTTGTGTAAGGGTGCTTTACAAACCAGTCCTTGACTATTTGGGAGAATTCACCGCGCCTGCGCTCAATCTCTCCGAACTTCCAGAAGCGAGGAAAGAAATTCGGATCA